ATAATCCAATACAGTTGGTTCCATACAGATATTAACGTTTGATGTAAAATGTCCGAGAAGTTCTTTGAGAGAACAGAGCTCGTTAGTGTTCTTGAAATATACATCATGGTTTCCGGGAATGATATCCATAGATATACCAAGCTCACGCATCGGTTCCAGGAAGTGTTTACGATTAGCATTGAGAGCTTTAAAATTGACAAACTTTCTGTGCTCATAATAATCTCCTAGATGTAATATTTGTTTAATGTTATGTTTCTTTAAATAAGGAAAGAATACTTCTGTATAAAATCTATCTTGGTATTTTAGAAATATATCACTACTATTTCTGACACCGCAATGAGTGTCATTTAATATTGCTACTTTCATGAATAGAATAACTCCAGTTTTGTTTTTTCAGCTTTTGCTTTTTTCTTTTCTTCTTTTGCAAAATCTTTGATTGCATTATCCTTTTTACGAATCTCTCCAATTCTTGCTTTTAAGGTATCTACATAAGCCATCGTTTCAGTAGCAGCTTCTCCATCCATTCCAGCTTCTATGAAATCTTCAATACCCATTTTTTCGATGAACTTAAACTTGATATCTTGTTGTTTCTTTTCTTTTGTAATTCTACGAATAAACGCATAATAGCATATTTGTGTAAAATAAGAAAAGGCATTTGGCTTACCAGTTCGAGTAGCCGTTTCGATATTATAATTACCAATAGCCCGCAAGCAATTTTCAACAGCATCCATAACCATTTCTTCTCTATAAGTATATCTTACAAAGTTTGGTCTATGAGATAATCCTTCTGAAATTTTTATAAAACATCTGGCGATGTAATCCGTGACTTTTGGAACTTCCTTATTATTTTCTCTGGCATCCCGACATGCGACCGCATAATCCATAACTGCCTGAGAAAACTCCTTGTTATTAACGTAGTGTGCCTTGTTTTTGGCCATGAGTTTTCCTCCATAATTAATCTATTATAACATATTTTCATGCAAAAGTAAACGATAAATTTATGAAAAAAAATGAAAAAAATCGTTTACAAATGGTCAAAAGTATGATATAATAATATAGTATCCCCGGAGGGAAGGAGTATACAACATCTAGTGTATTGTATAATCTTCTTCTTTATCCTCAGCAAAGGTACTTCTTTCTTCATCATATCTATCCAACAGAGATTCTTCTAACTCTCTCATTATCTGAGAATCAGATTTAGCTGATGGAACTGGTCTTCGCTTCTCGTTTAATTTCAAAGCGAAATCAACGTAAGCTTCTTTCACATCCTCAGCCACTTGTACATGACTTACAATTCTATTTTTCAATACCTTGAAAGCTTTATTTTCTGAGAATGGGAACCATGGAATAAATTGGAAACCACCTATAAGATTACTTGAAACAACTAACGGCCTTTCAATGATATAGGAATCATCGTTTTTCACTGAACATAGTGCGATAATATCCTCACCGTTTATAAGTTTAAAATGTCTTATATTAAGTTCTTTTACTTCCATATTATATATTTATATCATGCAGATTGTAATCGAATCTTTCTTTTGAATATATTTTAATTCTTTCCGCTGCATGGTTAAGTGTATAGTTTTTCCTTGACTTCCAATGTAAATCATCAGCAATGTCAAAGACCTTTGTATTTCTGCCATCCGGAGATTTTCTCAATCCTCGTCCAATTGATTGTAGGACTCTAATTTGAGACTTACTAGGACTTGCAAAAATAATATTGTGAAGAGCCCTAATATTAATACCAGTAGAGAAGGTACCAATAGAAGCAACAATAATTGCATTGTCCTCTTTTTCAGTAATTGCACGGGTAGCTTCTCGACTATCAACATCGGTTTCTCCAGATACATAGAATAGTTTCCTATCATTTGTAATTTTTTCCTTTATTAAGCTGTGTAGTGGCTTGCCATGTTTTTCTACATAGTTAAATAATACTAATGTATTACCTTCTAAGTCTAAGGCAAGGTTAGCGATAAAATTATTTCGAGGATGATATCCTACAATAAAATCGAGCTCGTCCTGATATTTTCTTTCCTCTTTACAATATTCATCTTTATATTTTAATAGTAATACATCGATAGTAAGTTTAGCCAATGTATCTTTATCCATTAATTCTTTTGTTGTTGTCACCTTATGAACTGGACCGAATAAACCTTCTAATACTAACTGATGAGTTTGAGTACCATCTAATGTTCCAGTTGTTCCTATACGATATTCTGCTTCAGTACATTTCTCTAAGATTGATGTTAATGATTTGGCTTTAAACTGATGAGCTTCATCTCCAACAACCATACCAAATCTTTCAAACCATGGTTGTTTTAATTTATATATCGATTGCCATGTACTGATTATAACTCTTTTTGTAATATTATCTCTATCAGCTCCGCCATATACTTTATAACAATTCTCATCATTATCAAATGTAGTATCTTGCGCAGAATATTCAGCAAAATCAGAATACATTTGTTCTACTAATGAAGTAGTAGGAACTATAATCAAAACATCATGGTCAAAGGTTTCTAAGTACCATCTCATAGCGAGATATATGATTAAGCTCTTACCTGACGCAGTTGGTGATAATAGTAAGGCATTCTTATTCTGTAAAGTGAACGAGAGTGCCCCGAGCTGATATTTTCTGGGTATTATCCTTTTACCGTGACCAGAAATCACCAGAGGGCCCAAAAAGGCCTCGAGGTCAACATTTTCACTTTCTCCCAATAAACCATACTTCTCAGCCCTTACAGCGGTGACTTTGTAGCCCCTCATTTCTGCGAATTCTAGTAAATATTTGAACAATCCATTGTACAAAGTCTTACGTTTATAATCAAACAATCTTATCTTACCGTCCCACATTCTATTCCTATATGCGGGCATAAACTTATACCCAGGGACGAAGAAACAAAAATGTTCTGATAATTCTTTCTCGATACTGGGGTCGCATTGCACGCCCATGTGAGTGTGATTAATTTTCCAAACGTTTATGACATCCATAATATATCTTGTATTCTACGCTTAACTGATTCCACGTCTTTACATAAATATCTATTTATATACCAATGAATAAACATCTCAGTATCCTTTTCGCTATGCCAACTTAAATCTCTGACAGCACTATTAATCATTGGAATAGTTTGAGCTTTTAATGTGACCCAATGATATTCAGGATAACCATAAGATATAATAGGAACTCCATGCATCATACATTCTATTCCAGCAGTACTATTTTCTAGTATCGCTACGCGCGTACGCGGGAGCACGTCATGTATACTTATATAATCTGTTATAACGTGGATATCTCTTTCCTTCCACTTTTCTATTTCTTTTGCTCTCATTTGGACATCCCTATCCAAAGCTGGATGTAGCTTTACTACAATAGGACCATCTTTTAAACCAGCAACTATTTGAGATAACTTTTTCCAATGGTCTCCAAATCCAAATCCATTTACAGTTTCATCATGAGGTTGTTGACCTATTACTAATATATGGTCATCTGGTATACTTACTTTTGGTTTACGCCATTTAAGTAAGATAGATTCATCCCATTTGTTAGCTCGTCTTTCTATCAGCTCTTTTATATATTCTCTATCCTTTGAAAGATTTTCGCTATAATTAAATGGGTCCATCCATTCTGGTTCTACATAAGCCATTTTAGAATCGTTAGCATATCCCCATGTATCTAAAGCAAAATGCTGATTAGTTGGAGCAGTTGGTTTTACAATTATTTTATTTTGTTCTCGTGGCCAAATAGATATATGATTATAAAAATGTAAATCAGGCTCAACATCAGTTTCTTTATGGCCTAATTCTATCATAGCCTCACGTATGATATCGTAATAACGAATCATATTAGTAAACTTATGTTGATGAAATTTAAATTCCACTGGTAAATTTGCGCCACTCAATCATGTTCTTAATTGTTTGATGTCTCCATTTAACGTTATCTAAGATTTCTTTGAGTGTATCACATACCTCTTGCAGGTATGCTATTTTCGACTGAGCATCTTGAATATCTGAATCAGAATCATAGAATTTATCCATATCTCCTTTTAATATAGTTAATCCATTCAATGGGTCATAATCCCAACCATGTTTATCTATATCTTCTTGAGACATTTTACCGTTATAATGCAACCACTTATCTTTTAATAATGTCTTAAAATCAAGTTCAGCTTTTTTCAGTTTCATTCTATTAACTGATAATATTTCAAGGTATTTGCCGTGTAATTTCGCGGAAGCTCTTGAAGATTCATCTAGGTTCATCTCATCGATGACTGAGTCTTCTTTCCACATTTTGTGTATTTCGTGTAAATCATTCATATAGTTATATTATATCATAGTTTACCCAAAAAGTAAACTGTTTTTTTATTCAAATTCAAAAGAAGTATAGGAAAAAGTCATATCACAAGAAAGATAATTAACTTCTGTTGCTGTTGAAGTAAATTCAAGAGCTCCTATACCTGTAGGGAATATATCCTTAAACTTAATAGTTTTATTTGTATTATTATGTGATGTAAATATCATCAAAGCTGCATCTTCTTTTAAATCTTCTACCGTAGTACCTTTACTATTTGCAATACTATGCATCCAATTGAAAGTTTCTAAATAGTTATCAAAGTTTTCTGTTATTTGTACAGTAATAGCTAAATCGCCAAAGGTCAATCTACTACCAGGTGCAGCGTTATCTACAGTTTTATATGGAATAGGTTGTTCTTCCAATAAAATAGAAGGTATTGAAATTGTAGTACAAAAGTATTCCAAATTCGGATATCTTAAACTATTAATCTTAAGTTGAAATCCTGTTGGACTGAGATAATTTATATTTTTTGTTAATGCCATATTATTATTTATAATACTTTTTATGTTGGTCTAAAGAAAAGGGGAACCGAAGTTCCCCTTTAAAGTGAGTATTAACTCGGGTTTACACCATTATGTCGTCAACTCTGAAGATTCTGAAATATTGGTTAGCACGATCAGTACCAAGACCATCTAGAGCTACGAAAGGATTAGCAATCATTCCATATCTAGTTTTGAATCCCATTCTTGGTTGGAAGTCATTCTCACCCACTGCTTTAACCATAGTTAAAGGAACGTAAGGACAATAGAATAGTCCAGCGTCGTATGGGTTAGAACCTCTATAACCAACACAAATGAAGTCGCCAGTTGCATAAGGGTCTATGTAAACTTTAACTCTTCCATTAAGAAGTCCAGCAAAAGTATTACCAGTGTCGTCAACGTTTAGGTCAACAGAAAGAGCTGGAGTGTAGTCTAAAAGACCAGCAGCTGCGAAAGAAGATGCTACGTCTGAAGAACAGATGACAAAGTTTCCTTTACCACGTCTTGTTTCTTTAGCAATAACGTTTGCTTCTCTTTCTACTTGCATGATTAGTCCTTTGAACTTCTCAACCATCCATCTACCATCTGAGTCAGTACCTACGTCGAAGATACCTGAAACTGCAGTTGAGCTTTGAAGAGCACCAATTTTAGCTTTAGTAAGAATAGTTCTAACTACTTCCCTGTTGATTTCAGCTAAGATTTCAGCAGATAGTATGTTAGCTAATTCACCTTCAGCATCCAACCCGTGGATAGCTTTAAGGTCTTGAGCTAATTCCATTGTGTACTCAGCTTTTAGCGCTCTAGACTTAGCAGTCACAGTTGATTTCTCAATTGTGAAAGCCATTTCGCCGAATGAACCGTCTCCGGATTCTCCAACGCCAAGTCTTTCAGCCGCAGCTGTTGATAGACCAGAACCGAATGTAGATACAGTATCAGCTGTATCAGCGATCGATCCGTCTGTGTCAGCATCAGTTACGCCAACTAACCCTGTTGGGTCAGCTTGGTGAGTACCAGTACCTGAAAAATCAGTATCTGGCTCATCTAGGCCTAATGCTTCAGTTCCACTTTGAGAACTGTATTTTGATTTCATCGCGAAGATTAAACCAGTAGGTCCACTCATAGGTTGGACACCAGCTACATCATAAGCGATAAGGTTAGGCATTGCTCTACGTACGAGAGAAATTAATACTGGGTCAAAAGTTCCGATGTTATTCGGAGCTGAACCTGAACCAATATTGTTAGCTGCAGCAGCCTCAGAAATGAAATTTCCTTGTGCTTGTAGCCTTTCTTCTTGTAGCGCAACTTCCTGGTTTTCAAGTAGGCGAGCTGTGACAGCTTTTTTATACCTATCTTGAATTGGAGCTACACCCTCGTGCTCGAGGACTGGACTCCACTTTTCGATTAAGTTTGCGTCTGCATTAAACATTTTTATTTTCCCCTATAATTTAAGAAATATGTTTGTTAATAGCTTGTGTATATCTAGCCATAGATTCTGAAACTGTTGATTCCTCAGCATTTTCCTCACCTAATAGACTATCTACTTCGTCAACTGCCTCTTCACTGTCCTGTTTGAAATATGATTCTCTGACAGTTTTTACTTTTGTTTCAAAAGTATCGCTATCTTCGAAATCGATATCACTAACGAGTTCAGCTAGTTTTTCAGCTTCAGTTTCAGCAAGCCCAGAAGATTGTTCTCTTACGATTTCAGCTTTCTGATATTCAGAATTTTGAGCATGTAATCTAACGTTATCTTCAGTGGTTTTATTTAAAGTTTCCTCTAGTTCGTTAACTTGTTCGTTGAGTTCATCAACTAAGTCAACTTTACCTTCAGGCACCTCGATATAGTGTTCTGTGAACACTTGTTGAAGTGAAGTCATGAAGTCTTCAGCAATTTCAGTCCTAAGACCGTTAGTCACTGCGAGTTCATTTTCTTTCATCCAATTTTCAACTACGTAGTCAAGATAACCATTGACCTTTTCTACTAAGTCGTTTTGAATGTCAGAAACTTCTTCTTCCAAGTTTGAAGCGTATTCAGACTCAAGTCTGTCTACTTCTTGTGTTAATTTTGAAGTTAACACTGCTTCGAAGATTGTACCAGCTTTTTCTTTGAATCCATCTGATAAAGTAGCTTCTTCGGCAATAAGAATATCTAAATCCTCGTCGTAATCTAATGATTCGATTTTTGCTTTAACTTTTTCACCTACTTTGTCACCAGCGCCTGAAGCGGTTGGTGCTTTTGCAGATTTAGGTTTTACAGCATTCTCGGCATCTTTAGATGACTTGAGAGAATCTTCTTCTTCAGCCTCATCGACTTTAATCATTTTCGCGAATAAGCGTTGTGCATCTTCTTTTTTAGCAGCTTTGAGCATATCTACAGCAGCTTGAATTGTTCCAGCTTTAGTTTTAGGAACACTCATTTTAGGAGCAGTTTCTTTAACCGCTTCTTCTTCGTATTCTTCTTCTTTAGCTTTCTTCGCTTCTTCAAGAGTTTCG